TAATTGATAAGCATGGCAAAAAAATTAACAGCTGTTAAAGGTAGATTCAAGCCCAAGTATCCTGCTAAGTATGATGGTAATCATAACAAGATTACGTATAGATCTTTGTGGGAAAGACGATTCATGTTATACTGTGATCGATCGGATCAGATTTTTATGTGGTCCTCAGAAGAACTTCATATCCCATACATATCATCTAAAGATGGTAATTGGCACAATTATTATCCCGATTTTGTAATAAAAACATGTGATAACAGAACTATTGTTATTGAAATCAAACCCAAGTATCAAACCGGTTGGGAAATCAATAAATCAAAGTGGACATTTGCAGAACAGCTATGTGACAAACATGGATGGGAATTTAAGGTACTAACAGAGAATGAACTTTTCTAAACGACAAATTTTTCGTTGGTTAATTGACGTATCAGAATCAGTCAATTTTTGGATTCAAGAAACGTTTAATTTAAACCCAAAAAGAGCTATACTAGAACAACAACAAGATCTTATCACTGTACAAGAGCTTGAAAATACAATTGGCAAATCATTAGGTATAAACAATGAAACAAAATGACGTTATCACAGTACTCACTCTTGCAGGTGAGTTTATTGGCAAACTTAAAGGAGAGGTAGGTGACACTGTTACCTTAGAAGATCCTCGTATGTTAGTACAAAGTGAACAGGGAATGGGCTTTGCTCATGGTGTTTGTGTGACAGGTGAAACTAGTCCAACCGAAGTAACATTTCAACAATACGTTTTAGCTACTCCTACTAACGAAGATATTGCTAAAGGATGGAGACAAGCAACGTCAGGCTTGATCATGTAATGAAAGTAGAAATTGGTCCATATAAAGAAGATGATTCTCCTCGTAAAGAATCAGTTCATCTCCACGATTATGATACCTGGAATATGGACCATACCCTTGCACTCATTGCTCTTCCAATGCTCAAGCAACTCAAAGAAACTAAGCATGGCGTTCCTTATATGGACTATGAGGATATGCCAGAGCATCTACAATACGATCGTCGTCAATATGATCCAAGAGCTGTTGGTGATTTATTCAATAACTGGGATGACTTTGATCGAGAGTTCGAACGCCAAGTGAAAGTCTGGGATTGGATGATGGATGAGATGATCTTTGCAATGGAACAGGTCATTGATGATGATATTGAGCATATTGATGATATGATCTTCGAACGTATTGCAAATGGGTTAAAACTTTTTGGAAAGTACTACAGGAGTCTGTGGGACTAATGGTTTGGACAGCAGAAGTAAAAGAAGATAATAATGGTGAACTATTCATCGAGTTTCCCCAAGATATGATCAATGAATTAAATTGGACAGAGGGAACTCGTTTAGAATGGATAGATAATAATGACGGAACATTTTCATTAATGGAGGTAAAGGAAACAGTGTATACTATCTACACCAAAAAGAATTGTACATTCTGTGATCGATCAAAAACTTTAATGGATGCCTACGGAGTGTCTTATGAAGAAAAAGATGTCACGGTTCCAGAAATCAGAGAAGAGCTAATGGCTCTTAACCCTGCCGCAAGATCTGCTCCTCAAATTTTCGAAGGTGATGTTTTGATTGGTGGTTATTATGAGTTATCGCAGAAATTTGGAGGAATGAATGCCACTGACGATAAAGGCTGAACCGGTAAATGATTCAGTTATTGTAGGATGGGGAGCCGACGAGTTATCTAAGAACTCTAAAGGTGGTACGGAAATGATGAGAGACGGTTTGTATGAACGTCTCCCAGAAGATCTACGCGATCAGTTTCAAGTTATTTGTTCTCGTGTCAGAGAGTTAGATGGTCGACCAGCAATCCTATGGCTCCATGATATGTGGAGTGATCCTGAAGCGCAGCACTTAACAGAGAAAGATAGTAGAGCTCGGTTTGAGAAACTTGTATTTGTTTCACACTGGCAGCAGTCTACCTACAACATAGGCCTAGGAGTTCCATATGAAGATGGGGTTGTTCTCAGAAATGCCATTGACCCTATTGAATATGTAGAAAAGAAAGAAGACCAGATACGGTTAATTTATCATACCACACCTCATCGTGGTCTAGATCTATTAGTTCCTGCCTATGATGCATTATATAACATCTGGGGTGATAAGATTCACTTAGATGTTTATTCGTCGTTCTCGATTTATGGATGGAGTCAAAGAGACAAACCATTTGAACCATTGTTTGAGAGGTGTCGACAGCATCCTGGTATCACTTATCATGGATATCAACCAAACGATGTAATTCGTGAAGCTCTTAAGCAAGCACACATTTATTCGTATCCATGCATCTGGCCAGAAACATCTTGTATCTCTATTATTGAGGCAATGTCTGCTGGATGTGCAATTGTTACTTCAAGCCTTGGTGCAATTCCAGAAACTACTGGCCACTTTGCAACAATGTATCCTTATCGTGAAAATGATAACGATCATGCAAATGCTTTTGCGCAAGTTCTACACAACCAGATTCATAACATTTTTAGTGATGATGAAAAGATAAAGCTGAACATCCAAAGGAATTGGGCGAACAGCTTTTACAATTGGGATACTAGAACAATGGAATGGACTAGTCTTCTGAGAGGGCTACAGTAAAGTCTTTATACGTTGCCGTTTGGATATTCTGAGCGGTAACCCACTTCTTATTAATCTCACCTGCATCAAACAAGAATACAAATTCTACACCTGGGTTCTGATGCGCAAACCAATTCATATACTTAATTCTATTCACTGAATCTTCATACGTTGCATGGGTTTCAGGACCATAAGCATTTGTACCTTCATAAACATTTGAGGTGCACTGCTTCGGATCCTTGATCATAAAGTCAAACCCTAAACAATACAAACTTGTCTTGTCCATACGGATGGCTTCTTTCATCGCATTCATTCCAGCATTGGATCTTCTTTGCAAAGGTGAATACTCTGCTTCTTCATAGCACTCCGTCCATGGAGGAGCGATGAACTGATCTCTTTTTAAGATACCTTTATCGATAGCGCTATTGATCTCATCAGTAATAGCATCATCAATTGCTACAAGATAGTCTGGCATCCAATCTCTGTAAAGAGCATTGCAGCCAAAGGAAGTTCCTTTTCCTCTAAGAATGTCAAGATCAAAACCTTGTCGACTCAATCCATTGCCAATAATATATGCAACATCACCATAACTCATTATCTAATTTCCTGTCCAAAATTTCGTTGGTTGTATACTTTTTCTTTTTAGCGTCAGCTTTAGGTCCTTTATGCCTTTTGGATTTCGGACCATCTTCCCATATGTTTTTACGATAACGATAAGTCTTCGCCATTGTTGTTTCTTAGTAGTAATTCACCAGTGTTTAGAAATAGTTGGAAATGCCAGTTTGAAAACATCAGCTCCAAGATTCGGATATGGCATCTCTCTTCTCTTTAGGGAGTTTAACAACTTTGCATCGTCTGGGTCAACAGACTCAAGCAACTCGATAAAGTTACGTTCGCGAACAACTTGGTTTGTGTTCAAGTAGTCGTTGTGGTTAACAAAGATCCGTAACCGACGAATCTCAGCAAAGAGGACGTTTTGTAAATCAGCCTCTTTCGCTTGAGGAGTGTATGGTGGATCTGTTTCTGGGATCAACCATTCAATTACAGGATCATAAGCATACCCAACAATTGCTTTCAGTGCTGGGGAACTATTACTTTGAAGATATGTGACTCTTTGATTTAAGTCAGCAATTTCACTTGCAGCCTTAAGAATCTCTGCTAGGCCTAGAGCCATTAGAATTCTCCTATTACCTCTGTTAAGTTTTTAAGTTTATGTTTGATGAAGTAGTTTAACAAATTACCTCTGTTAACTTGTATAGTATCATACTCATCATTGATTGCTTGTTGAACATCTTTCGGAATGTAATCCAGATCAATCAACATTTGATTTCGTTGATATCTTTCAAGCATTTCTTCGTTGCAGAAGTCTTTAGGATCCATATCAGTCCAGTCTACAAAGTTTGCTGACTTGATAGGCTTCTGACGTTTTCCATCTGCAAACGTACTATCCTCAGACAAGAAGTTAGGAATACCATCACCTCTATCTCCTTTGATAATATGTTCACGCAAGAATCGTTCTGGATTTGATATCCGAATGAATTGTTTTGCTATTGGTGAGTACTGATCAACGTTAGCGTACTTCTGAAGTTGGCCGAAGTCTTTATCTGAAGACAGAATTAGAATCTTCTCAGCATTAGGAGAAGCGATTCCAAGATGGCCAAACCGATGACACAAAGTACCGATAATGTCATCAGCTTCTGCTCGAGACACCTGGAGTACTTTGTAAGGGAAGTTTTCCTTGAGCTCTTGTTTGATCTTATTCAACGTGTCAAAGATCATGTTCCAGTCAAGGTTAGATTGTTGTCTTTCTTTCTTACGATTAGATTTATAGTACTGGAATGCTTCACGTCTCCAGTACTTCCTATCATCAGCACAGATAACAAGTTCACCGTATTCATCGTTAAACTTCATCCTGTAGCTTCTGATTGAGTTCAAAACCATGTGTCTAATCAAGTCTTCGGATATCTCTGGATTCCGAGGAGAGATAGATTTTAACAGGTTTGATAACATCACTTGATTCAAATCAACAAGTATCATATCACTTAGTCATCGTTAGGGACTTT